TTCAATCGTCCGGCCAGATTTCGTCCGGATAGAAGTCGCTCTCAGCATCCACACCTTCGGTGTCCGGCAGTTCGGCACTCGCCGCGATCATCGCTGGCGTCAGCGCGGGATCCTCGCCGTCGAATGACATGCGGATCCATGCGCCGAACTCGGTGGATTTCTGAAAGACTGCGCGCCAATCCCTGCCTTCGCGGATGACGTCGCCAATGCGCTGCGCGCGGACGGCGATGACGTAGCCCATCTGCATATCGTTGCCGTTGAAGACAGCGATGGCGTAAGGGTCGACCGGGTTTGTCGGCTCCAAACGAAGGTAAACCGGTTCGCCTGGGGCGCAGAGACTGATCGCAAATCGGCGGTTTGATCCATCCGCATTCGGGTGCTGCACCCCTACGACGGCCACAGAGACATCCGGCAGATACCCGACTGGATCGTGCATTTAGACTGCGCGCATCACCGCGATAACCCGGCCGACAATGTGAAGATCGGCGTCGGTTGCGATTTCATCGCGGATCAAGTGGTTGTCGGAGCTGATCTTGACCGTTCCGTCGGGGAGGTAGCGCAGCCGCTTGATCATCCCCATCCCAGCGTAAACGATAGCCCAGATCTTATCACCCATGTCAGGTGTGCGTTGGGACCTGTCGATGATCACGACATCCCGATCGTGGATCGTCGGCATCATCGAATCACCGTATCCCTGCGTCGAAAACAGCAGATTAGGTGGAGTGCTGGTAAACACGCGCAGCCATGCACGTGAGAAGCGCGCCTTCTCGACGCGAACGTTATCGCTGTCCAGGAACGTCCCACCCATCCCATAGGCGAGATCAATCCAATCGATTTCGACTTCGTCGGGATTCGGCTCAACCGGTGCGACAATCATTGCACTCCCCGGTGCCGGTGCCGGATCGTCGATCTCGCCGGTTAAGAACTCGGCCGTCGTGCCCAGTTCACGGGCGATTTTGTGGAGGTTTCGCGACCCCGCCGCCTCGCCTTTCACCAGTTTCCATATCGACTGGGTGCTCACGCCAACTCGGCGCGCGAGTTCGGCCTGAGACCAGCCTTTTTCGTCCAGCAATGCGCTGATGCGGTCCCCTAAACTCATGGCGGACACATACAACTTTGGTTGCAGGAAAGCGCATGACTTTTTGTTGTTGACCTCTTTAACCAAGGTTGCCATATCATCACCCATGGTTGAAGACATGACACCCTTCGAAGCCCTTGAGCTGGCCGTCGATCTCGCTGGATCGCAATCTGCCCTTGCTCGGATTTGCTGCATTTCGCCCACGGCGGTTTGGAAGTGGGTTCAAAGCTCGAAGCGTGTCCCTGCCGAATTCGTTCTGATGGTCGAGAACGCGACCGGCGTTCCCCGCTATTTTCTTCGTCCCGATATCTACCCTCGTGATCTTCCCGCCGCCCCCCGCTGGCACGGCATCGACCAATGCGTCCCTGTCCGCTTTCGTGGCGTAGACCGGCGGTCCGACCGCGTCTCTTTCAAAAACAACGATAATTCGAAGGCCGCACGGGCATGACCAAGCGTCGCGAACCACTCACCTACCAGCACACATTAACTAAGGTTGCAGCCCTTATCGGGTGGGACAACTGCGCGGCGCATTGCGGCGTGACCGAGCGCAGCGTCCGCAACTGGTCGGACCACGACTGCGAGAGCGAGATCCGCATGATCGACGCCGAGCGCCTGGACAAGGCGTTCCTCGGCGCGGGCGGCGATCACGCCCCGTTCCATCGCCTGTTCGGTCTGCGGATCGAGGTTGCCGCCCGCGAGGCGATGGCGCGCGGGCTGGCCTGTGTCGCCCAGTCGACGGCGAAGGAGTCCGGCGAGGCCGTGGCCGCCCTGATCGAGGCGGGCATGAACGCCGGTTGCCCGGACACGCGCCGGAAGGCCCGCAAGGAAGTCGAGGAAGCGATCGGCAGTCTCAAGGATGGGCTGGCCGCGCTGGAAAGAGCTGAGCAGGGGGACGTAGAATGAGCGGCGAAGGCCTGTTGCGGGGAGCCCCGCTGATCGAAGCACCGTTGCACTTCCGGCTCCGCTCCGGCGGCGCACCGGCCAAGGATAGCGCCCTGGTCATCTGCCCGAAGTGCGAGGCCCCGGCCTACATTCGCCGCAGCGTTCGCGTGACCGCCACGGTGAAGCACATCCATTGCCACTGCACCAACACCGGCTGCGGGCACACCTTCCTGTCGGAGATCAACTTCCTCCACAGCTTCAACCCCGGCCTGATCGACCGGCCGGACCTCCAGTTGAAGCAGTGCCCGAGGGAGGAAATCCCGCAGGTCATGCCGCCCCGCAAGGACGGCGCGGACGATCATGACCAGCTGAGCATGTTCGGCGCCGCCTGACCGGCGGCTCGCCCGGCCCACTCACCACAACACCTGAATTTTTCACGGCCGCGCTCCGGCCGAGGGGGAAGCTTTGTCCATTTTCCGCACCAGCAGCCGCCAGCAAGGCAAGACACAGGAGCAGGTCGTCACCTTGCTCGCCTGCCTCGACATATACGGCGACGCCTATACGCAGCTCTGCCTGGAGATCGCCACGGCGGCCGAGGCTGGCCGCATCCACTGCGATACCGCTCGACACCTCGTCTCCCTGTTGACCGAAGCGCCCCGGCGCAGCGCCATCCTCATGCGGGATGCTGCCCGGTGAATCTCGAAGCTCAAATCCTCAAGGGCCTCCAGGCCCAATTCCAGTTTCGCAAGACCAAGGGACGCTGGTTGCAGGAGGGCAAGTGCCCGGACTGCGGCAGGCTAGAGGCATACTGCGCATCGGAAGACCCTAAGATCGTCCAGTGCGGTCGCCGCGAGAAGTGCGGATGGGAAGACAGCGTTCGCAACCTGCTGCCGGACCTCTTTGAGGACTGGTCCAAGCGATTTCCGCCGACCGAAGAAAACCCGAACGCCGCGGCTGACGCCTACCTGTCACACGAGCGCGGCCTCGATATGCGTCTTCTGCGCGGCTCCTACACGCAGGAGCTTTACCGCTGCCACAAGACCGGCGCGACCGGGGCCACCGTCCGCTTCAAAGTGGGCGATACGACGTGGGAACGCATCATCGATCGGCCCGGCCGGTTCGAAAAGAAGGCTCATTTCCGGGCGGGTGGAAGCTGGAATGGGCACTGCTGGGTGCCTCCCCGCTTGACGGTGGAAGAGCTGGCCGCCGGGGCCGACATCTGGATTACCGAAGGCATCTTTGATGCCGTGGCCCTGTGCCAGGTTGATCGGCCCGCTGTATCGGCGATGTCGGTCAACGTCTGGCCCGCTCACTTCCTCGACGAGATCCGCGCCGCCTGCGAGGCCAAGAAGCGCCGCGATCGTCCCCGCCTGATCTTTGCCTTCGACGTTGGGAACGCTGGCGTCGCGTACACTCGCAAATTCGTGGCCCGGGCGCGCAAGGAAGGCTGGGAAGCCACCGCCGCACAGGTTCGTCCCGATGGCGAGGGCACAAAGCTCGACTGGAACGACCTGCTGCTGCGCCATGTCGATTGGAAGGATGAGGGCCGCAAGGCTCCGCTCTCCGACGAGATGATCGCCGAGTATCTCTGGAACGGCGAAGTCACGCTTGCGAAGACCGCGCGCGACAAGGCGAAACTGATCCATGAGCACAAGGCGCTCGGTTCGTTCGACTTCCGCCACGACAACCGGCTGTGGTGGTGCAAGATCCGCTACGACGATGACAACAAGCCGCAGCGCGACGTAGACGAGATCGCCAACTGCGCCTTCCGTCTCCTCTACCGCGAACGCGACGAGATCGCGGACGAGACCAACTACTTCCTCCAGATCGATTTCCCCGGCTCGCAGCCGACGGTGAAGGCGCGCTTCTCGGCGTCGGCCTGCGCCAACTCGGGCGAGTTCAAGAAGCGCCTCATGGCTTTCGCCGGGATGTGGAGCGGCACCGGCGAGCAGCTCGACCGGCTGATGCGCAACCAGACCCGCGCCCTCAAGGTTGTCGAGCCGATACCCTTCACCGGGTACTCCGCGCCCCACCGCGCATGGCTGCTCGGCGACATGGCCGTGCGTGATGGCCGCGTGGTCGAGATCAACCGCGAGAACTACTTCGATTTCGGCAAGCAGGCGGTGAAGCTGCGCAGCGCCGAGCGCATGCTGGATATCCAGTACGAGGCGGAGAAGATCAGCTTCGATTGGGTGCCGGTGCTCTGGACGGCATTCGGCCCCAAGGGGCTCGCCGCGCTGGCCTTCTTCACGATGTCGTTCTTCGCGGTGCAGATCCGCGAGAAGCACAAATCGCTGGGCTTCCTCGAAATCACCGGCCTGCCGGGCTCTGGTAAGTCCACCCTCGTCGAATTCCTCTGGAAGATCGCCGGACGCGCTGGATACGAAGGCTTCGACCCGAACAAGGGCACCACGGCGTTCCTCGCTCGCAGCCTGATGAAGGTCGCCAACCTGCCGGTCGGCCTGATCGAGGGCGGCCGCGATGACGATAAGCGCAGCGGCTACAAGCAGTTCGACTACAACGAGCTGCTGGTCCTCTACAACGGACGCTCGCCGCGCGGCACCGGCCAGAAGAGCGGCGGCTTCGAAACCTCCGAGCCCCCGTTCCTCGGCTCGATCTACCTCATGCAGAATGAGCGGATCGACGCGATCCCGGCCGTTCTCGAACGCCTCATGTCCATGGACATCGACAAGTCCCGCTGGTCGCCCGCTACCAAGAGCGCGGCGGTCAAGCTGGAAGGCTGGGCCATGGAGGAAGCCTCGGGCACGATCGTCCACGTCATCCGCAACGCCAAGTACCTGCCGTACTTCTTCGAGCGCTTCGCCCATCACGACCAGGACATGCCGAAGCGGGTAGACGGCCTGGTCAACACCCGCCCGATCAAGTGCCACAGCCAGCTTGCCGCCGGTGTCGAGGCGCTGGCTCTCCTCTTCCCGAATATCCAGCGTGAGTGGATCGACGAGACCCTGCAGATGGTCGATGCGATGGCGCTCGACCGGCAGAACTCCTGCGGCGGGGACCACCCGACCGTCTCCGACTTCTGGGACAAGGTGCAATACCTGCTGGAGCGGGAAAAGCCGGACGACCACGCCGAGGGCAAGTCGGTCAACCAGCACCGCGACCGCGAAAAGCAGATCGCGATCAACCTCGTCGATTTCGAGGCGCGCTGCCACACCGCCGGGGTCAAACCGCCGAACATGGACCAGCTCAAGAAGCTGCTCCGCAATTCAAAGTCCCGGAAGTGGACGGCGACGAAGAACGTCAACAACCCGGCGGGCAAGGTCCTGTCCTGCTGGATCTTCGATCTGCCCAAGAAGGCGGAGCGGATCATATGACCCGGCGCCCCTTCATCGACGGCCCGACCCGCATCTGGCGCGGCATCGAGGCGCAGGATCCTCCCTGGGCGGCCAGCGACCATCCCGACCTGCTGGCCATGGCCGAAAGCATGCTCGCCGCGCGCGAGAAGCGCTTCCCCGCGCTGGTTCGCGCCGGGAAGATGTCTCAGGCCGATGCCGACGCCGAATTGGCCACGTTCGCAGCGATCGCCGCCGATTGGCGGTGGATCGTGAAGGGTGAGGGTGAGCGGGCTCCGCTCTGGACGCTCGCCGCCCGGCAGGCCGCGCTTGATGCCAGCCTCGATACGATCGTCGAGATCGTGGACGAGAACGGCGGCGGCTTCACGCCCGACCTCGCCCTGCAGACGCAGCGCGTCATCGCCATGCGCTGGCACCTCGAACCACAGCGCCAGACCCATGCGGCCGCAGCCGCCACGCACCGCCTCGCGGCTGCGGTCGCCGCCCTTTCCACCACGTCCACCATCCCGGCCGAGGAGCACCCGGCCGCCCTCAGGAGTGCTGCCTGATGTCCATTCACTCGTCTGCCTGCACCTGCGCCCGCTGTGCGCCGCGCCACCCCGCCGTGCGCCGCCTGTCTCTCGGGATGTCCATCACCCTGCACGTGGCCGTCGCCGCGATCGGCGGGATGGGCCTGCTCGCCATGGCCATCGGTGTCGCCGCCAAGTTCGCCTGGCGCGGCCTGTGATCCCCCGGAGACCCGACATGCGCTTGAAAACCATCGCTCTCGCCCAGCGTCCCGCCGCTCTCCCGATGCCCTTCGAGTTCGAATGCAGCGCCTGCGGCGCGGTCGAACGCCGCTGCGTCCCGTCACTGCCGGAAGGCTGGGGCACCGAGGTCATTGGCGACATGATCCACGCCTACTGCGTCGACGACGCCCAGGACCTGCCTCGGGGTTCGGTCCAGTGAGCCCGCGCAACCGCATCGCGGTACAGGGCTGGAGCTGGGACACCGACCCCGACCCGGCCGCACCGGCAGAGAATGTCCGCCTGCGCCGGACCATCCGCCCGGTCGAGCGCGTCGTTACCCGCGCCTACCTGACCGCAATCGCGATCCTCGGCGCGGCCTGCGCGGTTTCCCAGCTCGTGAAGTGGATCGTCGCATGATGGTCGCTCGCAAGATCCGCCGACAGGCCCGCGATGCCGTGGTCGCCCACCACTTCCACGGCGCCGCCGCGCCCGCCAACCCCCATCGCAAGAGCACCAAGGCCCATGTGCTGTGGGAAATGGGATGCCGCAGCGCTGAGCTGGCCGTGGCCGACCTGATGCGGGTGGGGGCTTGACCATGGAAACACCGCTCCCGCCACTCACCGAGATCCCGGCCGCCGCCCTCGCGGTGCTGGCCGAACGTCAGCGCCAGGTCACCCGCTACGGCCACACCGCCGAAGCGGACGACGCAGCGCCCCGCCAGCACCTGATGCGCCTCGGCCATGTCTTCCTGCTCGATGCGGCCGACCTTCTCAGCCGCCGCCCCGACCGGGCCGAACTCACCCGCGTGCGCCGCAAGGCCGTCCAGGCCGCCGCGCTCTGCCTCGCAGAAATCGAACGCATCGACCGCGAACTCGCGGCCGCCGCCGACTGACCTTTCAACCAGGAGTGCCCCGCAAATGACGCACCAAGCATGCAATTGCCTCTCGGATTTCAACGAGCGGCTCAAAGAACACAACACCAAGATCGACATCACCTTCGTGATCCCGCGTGATGGCCGCCCCATGCGCGATTTTCCCAAGATCGCGACCAGCAAAATCGAAACCCGCAAGCGCGTCGGCCCCGTGATCGCGGTCCCGACATTCTGCCCGTTCTGCGGCCAGCGCTATGAGCCGTTGCCCGCGAAGGCCAAGGCTGACGAATCGGCGAAAGCCGAAGGCGGTGCGGCATGACGCTCCCGACCAAGCCAAGAACCCTGAAAGGCCTGAAATCGCAGGCAACTGAGCTGAAAAAGGAAACTGGCTGCAAGCACGCCAAGGCCCTCGAAATGGTGGCCCGAATTCATGGCTGGAACACCTATGCAGCCGCGAAGCGCGAGCTGGAAGGGCGGGCGGCATGAAGGCTCTCACGGTCTACCAGCCCTGGGCATCGCTGATCGTCACCGGCGCCAAGCCATACGAGTTCCGCAAATGGAGCGCCCCGCGCTCCATCATCGGCCAGCGTATCGTGATCCACGCCGCTTCCCGCGCTGTGGTGCGGAACGAGGCCTGCGGCATCTTCCACGCCATCCGCGCCCGTCACAGCGATGCCGATTCGGCACTCGCGACTGCGCAGACCTGCCTCGTCCCCCGCAAGGCGCTGCCGATCCTCCGCCGCGCCTGGTCGCCCCATCAGACTCCGCTCCCGCTCAGCGCTGGCATCGGCACAGCCATCCTCGGCGAGCCGCGCCCCGCCGCCGAGATCGCAGCGGAATTCGGTGTCGAACACGTCAACGACAGCGATCGCGACGGCGAGGCCCTCTTTGGATGGCCCATGCTGGAGGTTGAACTGTGGGACGAACCCATCCCCGCGCGCGGCAACCAGGGCTTCTGGAACTGGCCCACCCCCTCCCATGTGCTGGGAGAAGCCGCATGAAGCTCGCACCTGTCACCAAAATCCGCGAAGTCCGCCATGCCCACCTGTTCTGCGGCATCGGCGGTGGGGCCATGGGCTTTAACCGCGCCTCGCCGCAGGTCGGCAACACGGTCGCCAAGTTCATCTGTGTCGGCGGCATCGATGTCGATGCCGGTGCGATCGCGAACTTCGACCGCGTGACCGGCGTGAAGGGCACGGTCATGGATCTGTTCGACCGCGAACAGTACATGATGTGGCATGGCCGGGAGCCTGCCAACGATTGGCAGGAAGCGTCGCCCGCCGACATCCGCCGTGCCTTCGGCCCTATCGTGGACGTCGCGTTCCTTTCCGCCCCTTGCAAAGGCTTTTCGGGACTGCTCTCGGCGACCCAGTCGAAAACCGACAAGTACCAGGCGCTTAACCGGCTGACTTTGCGCGGCGTTTGGCTGATGCTGGAGGCCTACAAGGACAGCCCGATCCCCGTGGTGCTCTTCGAAAACGTCCCGAGGATCCTGACGCGCGGCAAATGGCTGCTCGACCAGATCACGGCCCTGTTCCGCGCGTACGGTTACAGCGTGAACCTCGACACCCACGATTGCGGCGTGATCGGCAACCTTGCCCAGAGCCGCAAGCGCGCACTGCTGATCGCCCGTCACATGGAGCGCGTCCCGCCCTTCATCTACCAGCCCCGCGAGCACCGGCTGCGCGGCGTCGGCGAAGTGATCGGCAAGCTGCCGCTTCCCGGTGACCCGATCGCTGGCGCCATGCACCGCGTTCCGTCGCTCCAGTGGAAGACGTGGGTTCGCCTTGCGCTAGTCCCTGCTGGAAAGGACTGGCGCGCGCTCAACGATCTCGCGGTTGCCGACGGCAACCTGCGCGACTTCGGCATCGTCCCCGAATCACCCCTCCGCGAAAATGCGCTGGGCGTGAATGGCTGGGGCGATACTGCCCCGGTCATCACCACCCATCGCGCGCCAGGACAGGGGCGCTTCTCGGTTGCGGATCCCCGCCCCCATGACGATTGGCACAATGAAGCGTTGGGCATTCGCGGATGGGGTGATCCCGCCCGCGTCGTTGCCGGCGCAAGCCGCCCGCATAACGGCGCGCACAGCGTCGCGGATCCCCGTCCAGGCTATGGGAGCAGTACCCATCGCCATGTGCTTGGTGTCAACCAGTGGGAGGGCAAGCCGACGGGGACCATTTCGGGCGACCCGAAGCCTACGACAGGCGCCTATTCGGTCGCTGACCCTCGGCCGCCGATGGGCGCTAACCAGACCTATCAGCAGTATGGCGTCAATAGGTGGGAGGAGAACGTCGGCACGGTCTCGGGCCAGTCGGCGCCGGGCGGTGGCTCTCATTCGATCGCCGATCCGCGTCTGGGTCGGAAGGCCCACTCGAACGTCTACCGCGTGGTGCCATTCGACAGGCCCGCGGTTGCCGTGACCTCTTCGCGGGACGGGGCGGTTGCCGACCCGAGGCCTGAGGGGAAGGGCTACACCACCACGAAGTACAAGGTCACGCCTTTCGACCAGAGCAGCCGGGCCGTGATCGGTGCCAGCACCACAGGCGATGGTGCATTCGCCGTTGCGGACCCGCGCGCCAACTGGGGCAGCAAGCGCGATCACTACCAGACCGGCGGACATTACGGTGTCGTGGATTGGGAGCAGACCGCCTACGCGGTCAGCGGTTCGGCATGCCACGATAATGGGTTCAACTCTGTGGCGGATCCGCGCGAGGCCGTGCTGGATTGTCAGCCGATCATCTTGCCGAAGCCGGACGATCGCCTCGTGTGCCGGATCATCGCCACAGACGGGACTTGGCATCGCCCATTCACGACGCTCGACCTCGCCGCGCTCCAGGCGCTGTTCGATCCGGAGGAGATTTTCTCGCTGGAAGCCACCGAGTTCGGAAACGTCTGGCGCTGCCTGACCCCCTTCGATCTGATCGACGGTAGCGACGTCACCAAGCGGGAGTGGATCGGCAACATGGTCCCCGGTGCTGCCGCGACTGGCATGGCCGAAACCATCGGCGAAACCCTGATCCTGGCGGACATGGGCGAGACCTTTTTCCTCAGCACCCGCGAAATCTGGGCGAAGCCTGGCGCACTGGCCTTGGCGGTCGACAACGACCAGCTCGCCTTCCGCATCGATGGAGACGCGGCATGAAATTCTTTCGTTTCACGGTACTTGGATGCCGTGGCATCCGCATCACCATCAACACGGCGCTGATCCTCGGCGCCACTATCCGACGTCCAACAGGAACCTATAGCCATGACGCCGCCGAAGCTCTCTGAACATCAAAAGCTCATGCTTCGGGCATCCCGCTTCGATCCGCTGGACGGCAACGGCCTTGGCGTTCAGCTCATGAGCGCGCGCAACTGGCGCACCGCCCGTTCGCTGGAAAAGCGCGGCCTCGGGTGGACCCAAGGCGGCCGTCCGAATGGCTCCGAACTCCCCGGCATGTTCTTCGCGAATCACCAGGGCACCGCGATCACGCACCCCGAGGAGCTGGAAGAGTATCTCCAGCGACGGCGGAGGTGACCATGGAGCAGCTTCTCCTCACGGAAGCCGAGGCTGCTGAGCGCCTGCGTCTGTGTACGCGGACGCTCCGCAAGGCCCGCCAAGAGGGCCTTCTCCACTTCGTTTTGATCGGGAGGGCCGTTCGGTACACAATGGCGGACCTCGAATCGTACATCGAGCGCCTTAGACAGGTTCAACCGCAATGCCCGCCGCCCCGTCCCATCCGCCGATCGACCATGCCGAGCAAGCGGCATGGCGAAGTCGTGCCTTTCACGGTGCGCAACGCCGACCGGTGACACGGTGAGCGTCTATAAGCCCAAGGGCAAACCCCACTTCCATTTCGACTTCCAGTTCAAGGGCCGTCGCTATCACGGCTCCACCGGATGTACGTCCAAGCGCGCCGCCGAGGAATTCGAGCGGCGCGAAAGGCGTAAGGCCGCCCTGCCGAACGAGCAGTTGCCGCCGATCACGCTCGACCAGGCCGCGAGCCTCTACCAGGATCACGCCGAACTGCTGCCGAGCTGGCCGACGATCAAGTACATGCTGATCGCGCTGGTCGGCGGGCTCGGCGCTGGGAAGCTGCTTTCCGAGATCACACAGCGCGAACTCCAGGTCTACTTCGCGAAGCGCCGTGATGATCGGTCAAGCGCCTCGGTCAATCGCGAGATCGAGAATGCCCGGTCCCTGTGGCGCCGGGCGAAGCGCACCAAGTACGACATCGGCGATATGCCCGATTGGGCGCAGCTCATGCTCAAGGTCGTGAAAAAGCCGCCGCGCGAGCTGGAGATCGTCGAGGAGAAGAAGCTCTTCCTCGCGCTGCGCAACGACGTGTCGGATGCCGTCGATTTCCTGCTCAAGTCGGGCTGGCGACGCGCCGAGGTTCTCAACCTGCGCTGGGAAGACGTGAACATCCCCCGCAAGGTCGCCATCACCAGGGTCAAGGGCGGGGACATCGTCACGCGCCCTCTTACCACCGCCCTCGTCGAGATCATCGCACGCCAACCGCAGTGCGAGGATGCCGAGGGCGAGCTGGTCCCGTTCGTCTTCACCTATGTCTGCCAGAAGAGCCGGGGCTCGCGCCGGAAGGGCAAGCGTTATCCGCTCACCCCTACCGCGCTACGCAAGCCGTTCGCCAAGGCGAAGGAAGACGCCAAGGTCGAGAACTTCCGGATCCATGACCTGCGCCACACGCGCGGCACCCGCATTGTGCGCGCCACCGGTTCGCTGGCGGCCGCGAAGGAGGCCCTCAAGCACAAGCGCATCGAGACCACTCTGCGCTACGCCCACGTCATGGACGACGACGTTCGCAACGCCCTGGAGGCGAGCGAGTCCCGACATAGTCCCGACCAGATCAGCGAAGAGAAGAAAAAAGCCTAGCTTTTCTGCGGTTCTC